AAGTATATTAAATTACTTGTCAATACTAAACTCAAACATACTAAAATAAGTTCTGAGCATAACATCCTACGTAAAAATAAATTTAGATTATATCGTGGAGAACTATCACGTGATGAATTAACAAATCTTGGATGGGAACAGTGGCAAGGTGTAAAGCCATTAAAGAATGAAATGGATGAATTTCTTTCTGGTGATTCAGAATTGAATATAGTAAAGGTAAAGATTGATTACTTAGAAACCATGATATATTTTCTTGAGTCTATCCTTGGTCAAATTAAAGCACGGGACTGGCAAATTAAAACAGCAGTTGAATGGAAGAAATTCCTCGCAGGTATGTAATGATAAAAATTGAAAAACTTGATGAAGTATATGTTCGTATATTCTCTGATGCTAGTATTGAGCAAGAATTAACAGACTTCTTTACATATGAATATCCAGGTGCTCGCTTCACACCTCAGTTTAGAGCAAGACTCTGGGATGGAAAAGTTCGTTTATACGATGCAGTTCGTAAGACACTTTATCTTGGACTGGTTGGATATGTAGAACAATTTGCAGTAACCAATGGTTATGCAGTCGAATATGTAAATCAAGTTACACATACAAATAATATTACTAGTGCTATGATTGAACAATTCGCCAAATCTTTAGATCCACATGGTCGTGGCAAACCTATTGAAATTCGTGATTATCAAATCGATGCGGTAACAACTGCTCTTGATAAAGAACGAACACTTTTACTTTCTCCAACCGCTTCTGGTAAATCATTTATAATCTATACCACTATGAGGTGGCACTTAGAACATAATCGTAAATGTATTATTATTGTTCCAACAACTTCTTTGGTTGAACAACTATATACCGACTTTGAAGATTACTCTTCTGCAAATGGATGGCAAACATCTAATCACTGTCAAAAACTATACAGTGGATTTACTAAGGATATAACCAAAGAGGTTTTAATTACTACATGGCAGTCTGTTTATCTACAACCTAAATCTTGGTTTAGACAATTCAATGTAATTTTTGGAGATGAGGCTCACCAATTTAAAGCCAAGTCTTTATCTGTTGTCATGGAAAAGATGGATAACATTCGTTATCGTATTGGAACTACAGGAACATTAGATAATAAAAAGGTACACAAGTTAGTTCTTGAAGGAATGTTTGGTCCAGTACATAAGGTTACTACAACTAAAGCATTGATGGACTCTGGGAAGTTATCCGCACTAAATATAATGTGTGTAATCTTAAAGTACTCTGACGAGATTAGAAAAACACAAAAGAACATGACTTACCAAGAAGAAATGGATTGGCTTGTATCTTGTGAACCAAGAAATAAATTTATACGTAATCTTGCTATCAAGTCTGAAGGAAACACTTTAGTTCTTTTCCAATATGTTGAAAAACATGGAAAGGTTTTGTATGACCTTATTAAAGAAAAAGCGAACGCTAAAAGAAAAATATTTTTTGTCTTCGGGGGTACTGATACCAGCGATCGTGAAGCAATTCGACATATCACAGAGGGAGAATCGGATGCTATCATTATTGCCTCGTTTGGGACTTTTTCAACTGGTATTAATATACCTTCGCTGGAAAATGTTATATTTGCGTCGCCAACGAAAAGCAAAATCCGTAATTTACAAAGTATAGGTAGAGGTCTTCGTTTAAAAGAAGGTAAAACTACTTGTAACTTATTTGATATAGCAGATGACTTACATTGGAAGTCGTGGAAAAATCATACACTAAATCATGCTGCAGAACGATACAAGACTTATGCAGAAGAAGAATTTAAAATTAAACTCGTAGAGGTAAACTTATGTTAACAGAAAATGAGTTATATGTAGTTGTAAAATTAGTTTCAGGCGAGAATGTTATGGCGATTCTTAGTGCTGAAGATGAAGAGCATATAATGTTAGAAACACCAATGTGTATTAGAACTACTCCAATATTACATGCAGGACGAGAGCATGTTACAGTCAGTCCATTATGTCAATTTAGTGATGATACTTCTTTTATGATAGATAAAAAGAATGTAATGTATGTAAAGAAATTACATCAAGTTTTTATTCGTCATTATCAAAAAATGGTTCTTGAACATGAGAACATAGTTCCTTTTGATTCTAAAACAGATTCAGACCCAGAACGTGTGGAAGAGAAAGATTTCTATTTCGTTGCTGGAAACGAAACAATTAACTAAATTCATAATCAACCCTAACATCGTGAATTATGCCTCAAGTCAAGTAAAAAAGCAAATGTATTTTGCAACATACATATAAACTTGTCTTTTCAGTTTAAATGATGTATACTTATTGAATTATACGAGGAACTAATAATGGCACACTATGTAAATAACGCTGACTTTCTTGCAGCAATTGTTGAGATGCGCCAGAAATATCAACATGCAAAAGAAAACAATCTCCCAATACCCCAAGTAAGTAATTACATTGGTGAGTGTATTCTTAAGATAGCCACACATCTATCTTATAAACCCAATTTTATGAACTATTCATATCGAGAAGAAATGATATCGGATGGTATAGAAAATTGTCTTCAATATATTAATAACTTTGATCCTTCTAAATCCAATAATCCCTTTTCTTATTTTACTCAGATTATCTACTATGCATTTCTAAGACGAATTGCAAAAGAAAAGAAACAGTCTTACATTAAAGGTAAGTTAATACAAGACATGCCATTTGAAATGTTTGAGCTACAAGATCAAGATGATACTGGTGATTTTAGAAATGCTTATTTAGATTTTATGCAAAACAATCATACATTCGATGATTTTATAGAGCGCAAAAAAGAAAAGAAAAAAAAGAAACAAGTTTCTCTTGATGAATTTATAGGTGACCTTGATGAGAACCCGACTGACAAATGAAATATTTAAACAACTTGCTCAAATGCAATCTACTAATTATAGACCAAGAAAAAGAAGATTTAAAACAATCAAAAGAAAGATAGATAAACCATCACAGTTGCTTAGAGGGTTTTCTTGGGATGCTACAGATAACATATTTAATTTGAAAGAGATTATGAAAGAAGATAACAAAATATTTTTAGGTGTTTCAGATTTTGAAGATCTGGTTACATCTGAGATTATGAAGCGTCGTGTCGACGCAAATAAAACAACAGTGCAAAGAGAGACCACTGTTCTTTGTAATCGTGAACATTGGTCTGATTGGGCAGAAGATCATTATAAAGATATGCTTTATATTCAAAATAATTCATCCACTGGATTTATTATTGAAGAAGAAACTAACAACTTTATTAAGTTTGATGTTAATAGTAACTCAACAACTATTCGTGCATTCGGTGATGCTGACTTTGCAGATGAAATTGTTTCTGTTGTAGAAGATGCATTTGATATTGTTACTTCTCATATCGAGTGGGTTTATTCTAGTGATGGTTCTTCTGTAAATGTTCCATTGAATCGTGATCGCCTACCAGTTGATGAAATGTATCCCTTTCTTAAAGGAGAATCTCTTAGTGATTATTATGAACGCTACATGGCTTCTTCTGCCAACATTCTCTTGTTGATTGGACCTCCAGGAACTGGCAAGACTACATTCATTCGTGGTCTGCTTGCTCACACAAACTCATCTGCAATCGTTTCATATGATTCTTCTATTATTGAAAAAGATCATTTCTTTGCTAACTTTATCGAAGGCGAAGAAAGTATTATGGTATTGGAAGACAGCGATGCATTTTTAAAGTCTCGCAGTGATGGTAACACAATGATGCATCGTTTCCTTAATGTGGGTGATGGTCTTGTGACTACCAAAGGCAAGAAAATGATTTTCTCTACCAACCTTCCATCTGTTCGTGATGTTGATTCTGCACTTGTTCGTCCAGGACGTTGCTTTGATATTGTGACATTTGCTCCACTATCATTATTTGATGCAACCAAGTTAGCCGATAAACTTGGTGGAAATATTCCTGAGCGCAAGGGTGGTGAGACTGTTGAGTATTCTATCGCTGAAATTTTCAATATACAAACTAATAAACCAGTTGAACGAAAGGTAGGATTCATTTGAAAGTAGCAATTATTACAGACCAGCACTTCGGTGCACGTAATGATAGTATTGCTTTCTTAGATTTCTTCCAAAAATTTTATGACAATACTTTCTTTCCTACTATTGAATCTTCTGGGATTAATACTGTTCTTATTCTTGGTGACACTTTTGATAGACGAAAATACGTTAATTTCTATTCATTACAAAAAACTAAAGAAATGTTCTTTGATAGATTGGAAAATATGGGCATTCGTGTTTTCATGTTGGCTGGTAATCACGACACTTACTATAAAAACACTAATGACGTAAATTCTCCAGATCTTCTTTTAAAAGAATATTCTAATATAAGTGTTATTGATGACCCAGAAGAAATCATTATTGATGGTACCAAGATATGTATGATGCCATGGATTTGTCCTGAGAATTATACTCAGAGTTTAAATTTGATGAACACAACTCAAGCTGAAATATGTATGGGACATTTTGAGATTGCTGGGTTCGCAATGCACAAAGGAATGGAATCTCATGATGGTCTCAGCAAAGATTTGTTTAATAAGTTTGATCTCGTTTTTAGTGGCCACTATCATCACCGCAGTAGTGATAAGCATATTCATTATCTCGGTAATCCCTATGAACTTACTTGGCAAGATTTTAATGATCCCAGAGGATTCCATTTGTTTGATCTTGAGCGAAGACACCTTGAATTCATACAAAATCCATATACAATGTTTTCAAGAGTCGAGTACGATGATAAAGAAAAGGATCCCATCGATCTTGATTCCATCGATCTAAAAGACAAGTATGTAAAGGTAGTAGTTGTAAACAAAACTGATTATTATAAATTTGACAAGTTCACTCAGAAGTTGTATAATAAGGGCTGTGCTGATATTAAAATTATCGAGGATATGTCTGAGTTTAACGATGGCGAACTTGGAGAAGAAATCAATCTTGAAGATACAATATCTGTTCTTTCTAATTATATCGATTCTATTGAAACCGATGTTGATAAAGAACATGTTAAAACATTCATGAGAACGCTATACACTGAAGCAGTAAACGTAGAGGTATAATTGATTATATTTAATTCTATCCAGTGGAAGAACTTTCTTTCCACTGGCAATTCTCCAAACAAAGTATTACTAAACAGATCCCAAACAACTTTAATCATTGGTAAAAATGGTGAGGGTAAGAGTACAATCTTAGATGCATTATGTTTTGCATTGTTTGGTAAACCATTTCGAAATATTAATAAGGGACAGTTAGTTAATTCTATCAATGGTAAGGGTTGTGTCGTTGAAATAGAACTTACTATAAGTTCCAAAGAATATAAAATCATTCGTGGAATCAAACCAAACATCTTTGAGATATGGTGTGCTGGTGAGTTGATGAATCAGGATGCTGCAACACGAGACTATCAGAAGGTTCTCGAGCAACAAATCTTAAAATTAAATTATAAAACATTTACACAAGTAGTGATTCTTGGTAGTGCGTCTTTCGTTCCTTTTATGCAACTACCTCCAGGACAACGTAGAGAAGTGATTGAGGATATTCTTGACATTCGTATTTTCTCTACAATGAATCAGATTTTAAAAGAGAAAGTGCAGGAGACTAAAGATGCTATTGCCACCATCGAAATACAAATCTCAAACGCTAAAACAAAAGTTGAAGCACAAACAAATATTATCAAAACTATTAGCGATGCAAAGTCAGAAACGATTAAGACTTATACCCAAAAGATCCAAACCTGCAATAGTGAGATATTTTCTGTCCAGTCAGAAATTGATGCCATTATTATCGAGATCAGAACTCTTAAAGATCAGACTAAAGAAAAAGAAAATATATCAGAAGGTATCGAGCAAGCGAAAACAATCAAGTCCAAGTTGCTCCAACGAATCGAAACTTGCGAGCATAACTCAGAGTTCTTTACATCACACGATGTTTGTCCATCGTGCAATCAAGACATCGCAGATGAATACAAAGCGAGTATTGTCAAAGATCTTAATGAGAAAATGGTGGACAACAATACAAAGTTGCTTGAACTCGAGACAGTCCTCACCAATCTTAATGAAAAGATATCTCAAGTTAATGAAGTCGTATCAAAAATTACCGACAAGAACATTGAGTTATCTACAAAGAACTCTAACATCACCATTCTCAACAAACAAATTTCAGAGTATGAGTCTGACACCAAGAGGATCGAAACCGATACAACAAATATTGACGAAGAAAAACGCAAGTTAAAAGAACTAGCAAAAGATGCTTTAGAAAAGATAGGACAGAAAAATGAGTTACATGAGCATAGAAATCTTGAAGAGGTTGCGTCTATTCTATTAAAAGATACTGGAATTAAGACAGCCATTATTCGTGAGTATCTTCCTGTAATGAATAAACTTATTAATAAGTATCTTAATGCCATGGATGCTTATATCCACTTTGAGTTAGATGAAGCATTTAATGAATCTGTTAAGTCTCGCTATCGTGATGACTTTACCTATGCTTCTTTTTCTGAAGGTGAGAAGATGCGTATTGACTTGGCAATTTTATTTACGTGGCGACAGATTGCCAAGATGAAGAACTCAGTTAACACCAACCTACTTCTACTCGATGAGATTTTTGACTCAAGTTTAGACACTGCAGGAACTGATTACTTTTTAAACCTAATGAATACTCTTGGTGAAAATACAAACATCTTTGTTATTTCCCACAAGGGTGATCAATTGTTTGACAAGTTTCGTAGCGTTATCAAGTTTGAAAAACGTAATGACTTCTCCTTAATAACCAAAAACTAAAGAAATTCTATATGTGGAAATTAAATGATTTAACTATAACACCAAAATTGTGGACTTGTTCAAAAGTTTTTTCTGAAGATGAATGTAAAATAATTATTTATATTGGCAACCAATTAAAATTAACAGAAGGTATGGTTTATAATGGTAAAGTAATTCCTAATATAAGAAAAACTAAAATTAGTTGGATACCAATAAATAATGAAACTGAGTGGATTTATCGTAAATGCACCGATAGTATTAATAGTGCTAATAAAGATTT